CAGCTCGGCCAGCAGAGCGCGCCCGTGCAGACGGGTGGCTTCGTCCGAGTTGGTGAGTTCGTGAAGCTGCGCGATGCGCCCGCGGTAGTGCTCAGCGGTGCCCGGATGGATGATCGCGGCGTCCAGCGCGGCGATTTGATCCTCAAACGAAGTGTCGCGTAGGCGCGTGCGCTCGGCCGCGATCGCATCGGCGCGCGGCTTCAGAGTTTCAAGGGGGAGCCCGGCGATCACGGCGTCCGTGATCCGGCGGTCTTCTTCGTCCAGCTCGGCAAGGCGGCGGTCGATCGATGCGCGCTCCGCCATCCGGGCGCGGCGAGCCTCGACCAGGACGAGGCGCCGTTCTTCGATGTAGGCGGCAATTACGTCCCGGTGCAGCAGGTTGCTTTCGAGGGCTGCCCAGATGCGCTTCTGGGCGATCTGGTCCGTGATGGTCCGGGCATTGGTACAGGTTCCGGTCTGGCGATGTGCGCTGCAGCCCCAACGGTCTCCCGACACGGTGGTGAAATTGCCCCCACACTCGCCGCATCTGAGCAGTCCCGACAGCAGCCGCTTCGGCCGGCGGGCCTGGTGGGATGGCACTCCGGCATGTTCGCGGATTCGGGCTTGGGCTCCGGTCCACAGATCTTCATCCACGATGCGGAGCTCCGGCACGTCCGTGGTCACCACTTTGTCGGCGTCGTTGACGCGGGCGACGCGCTTGCGGCTCTCCGGGTCCTTCCGGAATGATTGGCGGTTGTAGAGGATTCGCCCGCGATAGAGCTCGTTGTGAAGGATACCGTTGCGGCGCTGGCGGTGACCCATGATCGTGCTTGCCCGCCAAAGACCGCCGCGTGGGCTCGGCACCGCATCGGCGTTGAGCCTGGTCGCAATGTGGCGCGGGCTCGTCCCTTCGGCATATTCGGTGAAAATCCGGCGAACGATGGCTGCCTGCTCTTCGTCGATCTCGCGCAGGCCGCGCTCCGGTTCGCCGTCTGCTCCGAAGGTGCGCACGGCGCGGTAGCCATAAGAGATGCCGCCGGGGATCCGCCCGGCTTCGACGCGGCCGATCTGACCGCGTTTGGTCTTCTCAGCAAGCTGCTCGAGCATGACGGCCGAAATCGTCCCGCCCATGCCGACGTGGATCGCGCCGATCTCGCCCTCGGACAGGGTGACGATGCGGGCGCGGCGGAATCGGGCCTGCTTGTAGATCCGGGCGAGGTCTTCCTGATCGCGGGATATGCGATCGAGGCTTTCGGCCAGCAGGATGGTGGCTTCGCCGTGCTCGATCGCAGCCAGAGCGGCGTTCAGTCCCGGCCGGTCCAGCACCGTCCCGCTGATCGCGTGATCGAAACGCTCGGCCACGATCTGCCAACCTTCGCGCGCTGCGCGTTGGCGCAGAAGCCGCAACTGGTCTTCAACCGAAGCGGTAGATTGAAGAGCTGTGGAATAGCGGGCGTAGAGGATCGTGGCGGTCATGTCCGCTCCGGCGAATCGGGAAAGATGCCGGCGATGATGGCCGACGCATCGCGCCGGGCAAGGGCTCGGGCGAGCGCGAGTGCTTCCGGCCGTGCTGGCCCCTGCCGATCACGCCCGCCTTCCACAAGGCGCAGAGCAGGGGCGACGGCCGATTTCACGCGACGGCTTGTGACTGCAAAGCCTCCCAGGCGCCGGTGAGGCGCTTCACGGCGGTGTCGAAGTGCTTAGGATTATGTTCGATGCCAACGAAGCGGCGGCCGGCCTTGATCGCGGCAACTCCAGTGCTGCCGGTGCCCATGAAAGGGTCGCAGATCGTCTGGCCGGCCACGTTGCGGATGATCTTGTCCATGAGGCCGTCCGGCTTCACCGTGGGGTGACCGAAGTCCTTCAGCGCGCGGGATCGGCAGGTGAAGACCCGCTTCAGTTCGGCCAAGTCGCCTTGGGGGTGATGGCCTTTGTTCCATGCGTGGAAGTAGATCTCGATTTCCGGGACGTAGTGCTTGTTCGCCACGGGCATCGGCGTGCTCTTTTGCCAGCAGAGCAGGACGAAGCGGTGGAACAGGCGCTTGAGATCGCGGGACACCTCAGGGACTTGGTCGTTGTGGCAGAAAACAACGACCGATCCGCACAGGCTCGGGTTGATGATTGAATGGTCGAAGCCCTGGTCGAGGCCATCCTCCATGATCAGATCTAGATACGGCCGATGGGCGCGGAAGCTTCCGCCACCGCTGGCCTTGATCTCGTAGGGTGGGTCCATGACATCGGCGTCCATCCAACCCAAGGTGGGCCGAATGGCATAGGCGTCGCCGAGGTAGAGCGTGGCGATCGGCGCGTCGGCCGGGCCGATGGTGGCGGAGGTCACCGCTGGGCCCTCCCCCACGAAATCTCGACACAATGTCCCAGCCATTCGATGACGAAGTAGCCGCCCTCATAGTCATCGTCGGCCAGGCCGCAGATCGTTGATCCGCCCCAGCTGGCGCGGGCGCGCCAGTTTCGCCTCGCTTCGCGCGGCCAGGAGCGGCACTCGCGCCGGATGGTGAGCACCGTCCAGGCACCCAGGGCGAGCATGAAGGCGAGCAGCCAGAAGTCTGGCGAATGGATGGCCCGGTGGATCATTCGTCGTCCCCATCCAGGCTGAGCATTCGGCCGATTTCGTCGGCGGCGTCGATCAGACGGGCCGCGGCTTCGATCGCAAGGCGGCGCTTCTTGGAAAGGAGGCTCACGCGGGAGGCAAGCCGGGCGCGGTCCCAGCCTTTACGCAGTTGCTCCTCGAAATCGTAGAGATCGCCCCACTCGGCGGCGTGCGTCTCAATCATGTCTAGAACGGCGTGCTGGGTCGGAGTGACGCCTTGTCGGAGGTCGGTCACGCGGGTTCTCCATTGCGGGTGGGGAGGTTTTCGCGGCTGTCCTGGGCGTCGAGGCGGTCCAGTTCGGCGAGGATCAGCGCGGCGGCGCGGGCGAGGCTCTTGCGGGCCTGGGGCCGGCGGCCGGGGCCGCGGTTCAGTTCGTCGATCGCGTCGACCAGGTTGGTGCGGCCAGCCTTGGCGAGGTGGCCGGCGTCCCGCATCAGGTCCGCCTCAACGGTGTGGCCGTGGGCGAAGTGGCTGGCGCGCAGGGCGACGATATCGAGCAGGGCCGGGGTGACCGTGCCGGCCGGCAGTGCGGGCGCCAGCGGCAGTTGCGGCTCCGCCGGGGCGATGGCCTGCCGGAAGTGCGGCACGCTGGCGAGGTATTCGCGCAGCTGGGCCAGCGTTTCCGGCCGGATGTCGACGAGCAGGACGATAGGGGAGTGAGCGGTCAAGGCCGGTCTCCTTCGGGCTGGGTGAAGAGGGCGCGCTGGTGGGCGATGGGCATCGGGCCGCCGCGCGAGGCGGGCAGCAGCGTGCGGGGGAGGTTCGGCCAGATAGACAGGACCGTGACCACGAAGACGCGATCGGGTTCTAGTTCGAGCACGATCCGGCCGTGTGGGATCCGGACGACACGGCAACCGAAGGCGGCGGCGGCCTTCACGGCCGGGCCGGCCAGAACGGCGCGTATCTCTGCCTCCGTCGCAAACGGGTCGATCCGCTCGCGGTAGCGGGTCAGCGCGTGCCCGGTGACCGTGATGAGCGGACGGTCCATCACGCGGCGCTTTGCCGGGCTGCAAGCGCCTGCTCGGCCAGGCGCTGGTTGGTCCGCCATGCCCGCATCTGTTCGCGCGCGGCGAGCCGGTCGGCCTCGGCCTGTTCGGCCGAGGTAAGGCCGCGCTCGATCCGGATCAGATCCAGTTGGCGCTGGCGTGCGCGCTGTTCGGCCACGGGGACCATCCGACCCCTCACGGCTCGATCTCCCCGCTCTGAACGGCCGTGACCCCGGCGGAGACCTTGTCGGTCATGTGCAGGGCGGCGAGGACGATCAGCAGGGCAAGCGCCGGGGCGGCGAGCTGGCGGAGTGCGATCATGCGAAGGACCTTTCCGGAGAGGGGCTCGTTGGCGCGTGGGCGGCGCGTTCGGCCGCCTCCGCGCGCAGTTCGCGGGACAGGGCGGCGAAGTGGTGGACAGCCGGGGCGCCGTCCTTCAGGCGGCCGAGGTGCCAGCGCAGGGCGAGGTTCAGGTGCGCCTGGCGGTAGAGATCGTGCTGGCGGTCGCCGCGGTCGAACCGCTGGCCGATCCGTTCCAGCGCCAGCTCCACAGCGCCGCGCCGGTCGGTAAGGGAGCCGGTGGGCGGCAGGGTTGCCTCCTCGCCGCAGATCCATGCCCATTCGCCGGCCAGCAGCTCCCAGGCGCGGATATCGGCCGTGGCCTCCCGATCGGTGATCGCGCGCCGCTCCACGAGGACCGGATAGGTCTTCTGCCGGGTCGACAGAGCCAGTCGGCAGTGTTCGAGCAGGTCCTCGTAGGCGAAGACGTAGAGCGGCCGGTCCTCCCAGCTGTCACGGCTGAAGCCGGGCGTGGACCACCATTCGAAGGGGGCGAAGGGATCGGGGGCCGGGAGGTTCACGATGCCCTCCGCCGGGCAGGGGACGCGCGCCGCATCTGGCGCTGGGGGATGCCGGCCGCGGTGCAGGATCCGCACCAGGCGTTGCCCTCGTTGGCGCTCCAGCCCACCGGCAGGCCGGATGCGGGCGAGGTGGCGGCGTTGTGGTGGATGGTGCCGCAGCCGGTGCATTCGTAGCTGGCGACGTGCAGGCGGCGGGCGGTCTGGCTGGAGTTCTGGCTGGCCATGGGGGCGGGTCCTTTCAGAGGGCGTGGAACAGGGCGATGCCGACCAGGGCGAAGCCCCAGGAGGTGAGGGCGAGGGCAACGGTGATTTCGAACCGGGGGCGCAGCGGCAGGGGACCCTCGGCCTCCGGTGCGAGGCGGGGCCTGGCGAGGTCTGGCGTCGTCTTGGTCCAGTCAGTGCTACGCAGGCGTGTGGGATCGTTGGCCATCGTGGGGGCTCCTCAGATCGGCAGGTGTTCGGATGCGGCGCGGTGGATTTCCGCGTCGGAGCGCTGGAAGACCCAGCAGGCGAAGGCGCGGCCGAGCTTCGAGTTCACGTTGCGCGTGCCGATGAACTTGCGGGTCTTGCTGGACTTCAGGTGCTTGTGCAGTTCGTCCGTCGTCGGCGGGATCTGACCCCGGTTCCGGGCCAGCTCCTGGAAGCGGTTCAGGTTGACCGCGATCAGGGTGTCGGACTTGCGGTGAAGGTTGACCGGGTTCTCCGGATCGTCGCCCTCCATCGCGTCGAGATAGTCGAAGATGCCCCAGAACTTCTCGACCACCGGGTGTTCGGTGGCGCTGATCCGCTGCCGCTGCACCGCCATGGTGTCGACGAAGGCGACGGTGCGCTGCAGCCATTCGGTCGGCAGCAGGCTTTCGGGGATGAGGTGGCGCAGGGCCTCGACGCCGGCGGCCAGCTGGCTGTGGCACAGCGTGACGCGGCCGTTGACCAGATCTTCCTTGTGGGCCTCGGCAACGCGGGCCGGCATGGCCTCGTCGTGGAACTCCACCCGCTGGTGGTAGAACTCGAGGTATTCGGCCGCGTGCCTGGTTACGTGGACGATCCAGCGCGAGGCCTGCTCCGGATCCCACCGCTCGATCCGACGCGCGGCGGGCTTGCTGTCGGCGGTCCACAGCGCCTTGCCGACCTCCATCGACATGATGCGCTCCATGACGGCCGGCATCGCGGAGATCGCGTTGTTCTGCATCATGTAGATCGAGCCGAGGAAGGGCGGCTCGAAGGTCTCGTTACCGCTGGACTTCACGCCGATCACGCGGGGTGAGCGGCCGTTGAACAGGGTGAGCAGCTCGGCCCAGTCGAACTTCTGCTGGTGGCTGGCCTTGTCGTCGTCGCGGCCGCTTTCGATCAGACCAACCGGGAGCCCGGACACCTTTGTGAAGTTGCGGGCGACGGCCGCCTTGGACGCCTTGTTGGGATCGAAGCCTTCGTATCCCTGCCGGCCGAGCAGCTTCCAGCAGAAGGCCACCAGCGTGGTCTTGCCCGAGCCCGCCTCGCCCCAGATCTCGAGGAAACCGAGCGACTGGTTGCGCTCGCGGATCTGAACCGCGAACAGCGAAAGCGTGAAGAAGGCGACGGCCAGGATGCCGCGCTCGCCCCAGGCGGTCCACACGTCGCGGATCCAGCTGAAGTCCAGCTGGTCGGGGTTCCAGTCGATCGAAAGCGTCCGTTCGTCGGAACGGAGCTTCACCGCCTGCCGGCCGAAATCGAAGTACTTCTCGCTTCCGATCGGAATGACGCGGCCTTCGCGGACGGCGATGTCGCCCAGCACCCAGGCGTTGTGCGCCGCGCTGTATCCCGTGAAGTGGATCGGCTCGACCGTCTTCAGCGACCGGGTCTGGTTGCGCATCAGCCGGTCGAGCTGTTCCTGGCTGCCCAGCCACATGCCGCCGAAGGCGAACAGGCGCTTCTTGAACTCGCCGCTGGCGGCGCAGGTGGAGGAGGAAAAGCGGGCCTTGGCCGTGGGGATCGCGTTGGGGAAATCGACCTGGAGGAAGTAGTTCGTCTCGTCGGTCAGTTCGTCGCGTTCGCGGTAGAGGATGCGGAACGCGCAGTTGGCGACCTCGTCCACCAGCAGGTCGGTCCCCCCCTCGGGATCGTGCTTGGCGCGGGCCCAGAAGATCCGACTGTCGAAGCGGAAATCGAAGCTGGCCAGCGCCTTGCGATCATAGATCAGGCGCGCCTTCTTCTGCTGGTGCTCGGCGAGGGTGACCTCGGCGTTCCAGCGGTAGTCTTCCAGCTTTTCGGTGGAGAGCGGGCCCTTGTTCTCATCGCCGCGGTGTTCCAGCTGGCGCAGCAGCAGGTCGTTCCAGTCGAGCTTGTTGCCATCGCCGTCGATGGTGACGATCGCCGCGCCTGCGTCCCAGTGTTCGGCCCGGGCGCGGGGCACGAACTTGCGGGTGTAGGAGACGCCGGCCTTGCCGACATCGAAGGCGAAGACCAGCTGGGGCTGCTTGCTCGATCCATTCAGCGCCTGGCGCAGGCCGGCCAGGAAATGCTCCGGCCAGTTGTTGCAGCTCATCGCCGAAACGGCGGTGGCGCGGGTCTTGCGTCCGCCGGCTTCAAGCCGCTTGAAGTTCTGGCGCAGGGCGAGGGCGTCGAAGATGCCCTCGGCGATCCAGATCTCGTCCATCTGGGCGAGAGCCTCGAAGGTGTCTTCCGGGTGGGCCCAGCAGTGGCCGCCATGGCTGCCGCGGAACTTGAAGTTGGCCTTGCGCTCGAACCGGCCGGGGCGATCGATGATCCGTTCCCACCAGCTCTCGCCGGGCAGGGGAAAGCGCACGGTGGCGCTGCCGGCGCCGGTGCGCGGGCACTTGTAGAATTCCTGGGCGAAGTGGCCGCGCAGGCCGGTGAGATCGAGGCCACGCTCCATCCGCAGGTAGGCGTCGGCCGTGGCGTTCGGGTCTTCCGGGGTGGGCTTCACCCGCTCCGACCAGTCCTCGAACAGGTGGGGCAGGGCCTGCCGGACGCTTTCGTTGTAGCCGCAGTTGTCTTCCCGGCTGCAGCGGACAACCTTGGGCGCCGTGGCGGCGGTGTAGACCTCCCAGCGGGAGCAGTCAGGGCACTGGCCCTCCTGCAGCCATTTGCCGCCGACCTTGCGGAAGCGGAACTTGCGCTTCAGCTCTTCGACGATCTTCGTTTGGAAACCGGCATCCATCTGGCGGGGTGATCTTTCAGGCAAGGCGGGATCGGCGCCGGGATCGAGGCCGGCAGGGCGTCATGCGGGTGGGTTGGTCAGAACAGCCGGGGTTGGCTGGGATCGTCCGGCGGCGGGGGATCGGGCTTCACCACCGCGTCGCGGGCCATCGGCCTGATCGGCAGATCAGCGAAATCGGGGTTCGGCACGGCGCTGGGCGAAAGCCCGTAGGAGTAGGAAAGCTGCGCCTTGAAGCTGTGGTTACAGCCGGGGTGGCTGCACTGGTAATAGACATCCCAGACCAGCGGAGTGACCTCCACGCTGGTGCGGCGGTTGGCGATGTGCCGGCAGTGCGGGCAGCGCATGCCGCCCCGGCGACGGTAATCCTCGAACGGATCGGCATCGTTGGCAGGCCCGGAAACGGGCGCCGATGCCAGCGGTTCGGACGACATGTGAAGAACGGCCCCCCCCATTTGCTCAGCCTCCCGCTTTCGCTTCCTGCCGCTCGATCGCGGCGATCCCTCCGGTGAGGGCTTCGATGGCCTCGTGCGCTTCCTTCTTGGCGGCGCGCTTAGCTGCGGCGCTGCTGCCCGGCGCGGCGGCGCGGATCAGCGCGGAAACAGCCTCGCCGCTTTCCTTGGCTGCAGTGGCGGCGGCGCAGACCAGGTCACCGTCCGCAAGGTCCGCCTGGGCAATGTCGAGCCGCAGGGCGAACAGGCGGTGGAACGGGGCGTGATCGCCGCCCGAGGCGATGAAGGCGCGATCGAGCCGCTCGGCGTCGATCATGCGGATTGCGGCCTGAGTATCGGGCTCCGACCAGTTGCGAATGGCCCGCTGGCCCACGCCGCAGATCGCGGCGCAGTTGTCCCACCCGATCACCGCCGCGATCGTGGCGAGGGTATTCTCGTAGGTGAGGGGCTCGCGGCGCTTCGTCATGCCACGTTCCTCCGGGCGACTTCGCGGTGCGAAATGCGCGGGGTTTCGAAAGAGACGCGGCCAAGGCCCTGATCTACGCCGAGAAAGAGACCTGCAGGGGGCAGGTCAACAGGGTAGATATCGGGGCGAAGATGATGGCGAGACACGCCGGTCAGCATTTCCGCATGCAGGACGTATTCGGCCGGCAGTTGCTTCGATTGGTTGAGCCACCGCCAAATGGTGGGCTGCGACACGCCGAGCTTGTCGGCCATCTCCTGCTGCGAGGCGAAGGAGTCTCTGACCTGTTTGAGGGCTTCAAAGCGGGTGGGCGTCTGCGTCATACGGTTCCGTATATACGGAGCCGGATATCAGTCAACGGGAAAGTTGGATGATCCGTTATTCGGATACGTATAAACGGGCGGCCATGTGGGAAATCATCCCTGACAACCTGGTTGAAGCCATGCGCCGGGCTGGTGTGAACCAGTCCCAGCTGGCCGAGCGCGTCGGGATGAAACAGCCGTCCATCGGCCGCCTGATCAGCGGCGAGACAAAGACCACCCGGGCGCTGGATCTCATCGCTGCAGTGCTCGATACGTCTCCGGCGTACCTGAAAGGCGAGACGGACGACCCGGATCGGGGAGGCGGGCTTGCCGATCGGCGGCTGCCGTTCCAGCAAGCTCCGACCGAGCCGGACCCCGATGTGGTCGAGCTGTCCGAAATCGACCTCCGTTGGGGCCTGGGCGGGACATATATCGACAGTCCGGCAGAGGTGCGCACCCGGCGTTTTTCGCGCGAATGGCTGCGAAATTTCACCCATGCTCCGCCGGAACAGCTGGTCTGGACCGTGGGCACCGGCGATTCGATGGAGCCGACGATCCGCAGCGGCGAGGTGATCCTGATCGACCGATCCCAGCAGACGCCGCGCTTCGGAGACGAGATCTGGGCCTGCTCTTACGGTGACATCGGCATGATCAAGCGCTTGCGCCCCATGCCGGACGGCACGGTGCAAATCCACAGCGACAACCAGGTGGTGCGGCCAGAGGTCGCCGCCGACGGAGAATTGCACGTTTACGGCCGCGTCGTGGCCGTGGTGCGGAAGCTATAACGAGAACAGCCCGGGTCGCAGATTTTAACAACAGGGGCTGAGTTCAATGGCGAAAAAAGGTGGGTGGGACTGGGTCCCCTGTCCGGCGTGCAGGCAGCCTTCGCCGCCGGACGCGACGCGGTGCCCGGTATGCCAGGTGGACTATACGCCCGAGCAGCTGGCTGCCCGCGAAAAGGACGTGAAGGGCAAGCGGATCGGCTGCGGCATTCTGGTGATGATCGCCATAGCCATTTTTGCGTTTTCCAGCTGGGATGGCAGTGATAAGGGCAAGGCGTCGGACGAGGCACCCAATAGTCCAAGCCCCGCCGGCGGGCAGGCCCCGTCTCCGGCCTCGGCCGTTACGGCCTCGGTGGTGAAGCCGGCTGTCATCGCGGTTTATCAGCAAACGCTGAACGCAATGCGCCCCTGCGATGATGCCAGCGCGAAGGTGGCCAAGACGGCGGGCGCTATTTCGGACGGGCGCGCTTCCGTGTTCGACGGTTACGGAGCGGCCAGCACTGCTTTTGACGCCTGCCGCGAGGCCTACAGCGTGATCGGCGCCATCCAAGTGCCCGACACGTTGCCCTCCAGCGTGTCAGAGGTGGCGAACAAGGCCAAGGAAATCTGCGCAGATACCGCTCTGACCAAGCAGTCCGCTGCCGACAAGGCGAAGGAGATCTTCGACGGTGACATGCGTCCGTCGCAAGTCCAGGACTTCAAGGAGCGGGTGGAACATGGCCAGGCCGGCACCATCGCGTGCGTCGCCGAGATGTTTGACATGGCGCAGAAGGCGGGGGTGGATCCGTCGGCCATGACGACGCCCAAATGAACCGGCGGGCAGTTATTGCCGGATTGCTCTTCGCGTTGGTGCCGGTGGACGAAGCCGGAGCGAGAGGTCGGCGGTCAGGCCGACCCGGCCGGCGCGCTCGAGGCGGCAGCGGCTATGGACCGTCGTTCAGCAGCGGCGGAGGCGAGATGTCGTTCAGCAGCTGCCGGGAAGCGAAGGCCGCCGGCTATCGCCGCATCCGGGAAGGGGAGGCAGGTTATTCGCGTCGGCTCGATCGCGACGGCGACGGAATCGCCTGCGAGTGAGCCCACGAGAAGGTAAGGTCAAAGATTATGGCAACGGATGGGCGAGCAAAGGCCAGAGCGGCGTCCCGCGACGCGGCCTTGGTGCTTCACGATGATATTGGCTATATGCGGCGGCTTGTGGCGCAATCCGAGCCTAATCCAGGGGACCTTCGGCGACTAAGTGTCGTCCTCCGGAGGTTACTGATCGACGGAGATCTGCAAAAGGTCGCGGCACCGCGAATAGAGCGCCTTCACATCATGGCTTGCGACCTGCGCAAGTTTCATCGTGCCAACGAAGAGCAAGCATACAAGCTTTTGGCGGCCGATGAATTTGAGACGCACGGCATCATTTTCTCCGCTTTCACCGTGGAAAGTGCGCCGCGGCGAAGGCCGATCAGGGGACAAGACCTGGGCGAAAAGACGGCTTTGCGCGTTGCTGCCTTTGCCCAGCAGAAAGTGCTTTGCGTGCAAGGGCAATGGGTCACACGGGCTGAAATAATCAAGTACGTTGCGAACGTTGCGCATGGCGTGCATTCGGGCCAAGCTCGCGAGAAATCGGACTTTATCTTGCAAAAGGTCAGATCGGGACTGACCATTCATACAGAGCCTATGGGGCCGAACGGCGAGCTGGGAGCCGCTCTGAATTACAACACGGAATCAACTTCAGATGGTGACGTGCCAATCGAGTTTCGACCAAATGTTGTTGATCTCGCGCTGCTGTTCCTCATCTCCACCGCCAAG